CATTTCCATAAGTCACATCAGTATAAACTTCCGCACCGCTTGATGTTTCACGAACAGAAATAACACAATTTGGACTTAATGTTGTAGAGATTGTCCAAGTTACCTGTCCACCGCTAACAGATAAAGCAGGGTTGGTGAAAGTAGCTTTTGTTGCAGAAATAGCACTTCTTACTGCCTTTTCTGTCGGAATTGCACTATCCGAACCGGTTGAGCCTACGGTTGTTACAATCGTTCCTGACTTAAAGTTTGAAGTGGTTAAATCAGAGATTGTGTTGTTATCCGCATCAATGGTCTTGTTTGTTAAGGTTTGAGTTGCCGATAAGCGAACAATATCGCTTGCTTCCGTGTTATCAATCTTGTCAACATCAGCAGAAGTGATTGTACCACCTGCCGCTATATCCTTATTGATTACAAGATAGTCGCCCGAGTTCCATTCCACACCACCGATTGTTGCATTACCACTTACTGCGTACATATAGCCTTTTTTAACCGGCAAAGTAATGCTTGAATAATCGGTTTGGCTTGTTGCTGTCCAAGTTCCCTGATAGATTAAAGCACCTGTCAGAGCCGTACTGATAGCGGTTGCAACGGCTCCGGATGTTACCAAGTTTGTACTTGAACTCGTTACAGTTGTATCAACCTTTGCACCGAATGTGTGGTTTGCCGAACTGTACTCTAAATAGTTTGTTGAACCGCTTGCAATACTTAATTCAGATGAACCTGTTACCAAGCCTTTGGAATCATAAGTAACAACCGTGCCTGTTCCTGCCGTAATAGCACTGTTTGCCGTTACCTTTGTAGCTAATTGTTTCGGGTTTACCGCCAAAACCTCTGATGTACCTGTACTTGCTTCGGCATCCGTTGCGATTTCAATCACACCTTTTGCAGAAGTGGAAGCATCCGCAATACTAACAGACAAACCTGATGAATTTGCTGTCATAGTAGCATTTGATGAAGTACCTAGTTTAACTTGTACATTTCTTGTGCCTGATACTAACTCAACACCATTTTGAAAGGTATAATCACCTTGTGAAGTTCTATCTACCCATTTTTCACCATCCCAAATCAAATCTTGCTTGCTTTGAGAGTTCCAATAGAATTGACCTTCTTTTGGATTACTCGGTGCTGATGCCAAGTTCTGATTTACAGCATTTTGCAATTCATTCTGCTGAAGGTTAAGGTCTGCACCATAATTTCTAACTGCCATTTTGTTTCTCCTAGTTTAAAAATGCTTTACCTTTTATCGCACCGTTCATTGTAACAGTGCATTTGTTTTTACTGTCGTAATGAACTGCCGGATAGATTTCCGTTCCAGCAGAATCAACTATTACAACACTCGGATATTTATTCAGATTGTGAACTATATCCCAAGTGTCGCTTGCTTGTGCTTGTTCATACACAAAAGTTGTCGAATTAACGTAGGCTCGTGGTCCTTCTCGGATAACCTCGATATTTGAGCCACCGATAACTTGCGTTACCGCTTCAACCGTTATTTCATCAATTTGAGCCTGTAGGTTTTCATCCTCGGCAATTCGTGCCGTTGTTTCATCCGAAAGACCGGTTGTTAATCCGTCAAGCGTATCGGACAAGCCTGTAATTGCTTCAACAGGATGTTGATTAGGCAAATCCCTGTTTAAGAGTTTGTTATGCTCTTTTACCGAAGTTTCTACCTTAATATCTGCCGTATAGGTAACATCCGGCTCAAGAGTAAATTCAGCAACAACATCCACCATTGACAACCTCTGCTTTCGTCTGAATTGTTAAAGTTCCTTCGCAAGTCTTTTTACAAAGTGTACGAACACCTTTGACTTCTACCCAGTACCACACTGCCGCAAAAACCTTGTTATTTACCGATAATCTGATTGATTCATCTCTCATTATATCAATAGTAAATGGGTTTGATGGTCTTACATACATCTTATCAAGACATCCTATTTTCAATTCTACTTTTTCAATATCTGCTTCTACTGGATTATCAAATTCATCAAATGCAGAAATATGAACAGTCATTAAATTTATTAAATCATCACCTTGGTATCTCATCTATACCTCCACATAAGAAATTCTTACATAACCGGCACTGTCTTGATAGCCTTGCGTATGCACTACGTTTAGGCAGTTTTCATTTGTATATGATGAACCGCCACCGCCACCGGCAGTAAACGAACCGGCTTTGTTATATGAACCGGCACCGCCACCGCCACCGTACCAACCGGCACCACCTGCACCGGATGGACCTTCACGCACGGTTTCATAAGAACCATTGCCACCTAATCCGAATTGTCCTCGTCCGCCGTTATGATGGTGTCCTTGTCCACCACTCCAACCTGTACCACCTGCACCACCTTCGGTTTGTGTTCCGCCTAATCCTGAACCTGCATAACCTTCGCCATTTGATGAACCATTACCGCCGGTTAAGCCACCACCGGCACCACCGCTTGCACCGGAATTTGCCTGATTACCGCCACCACCGGCAACAATCACTCTGTCTGTAAGTTCCGTACCGCCTATTCTAATATCTGATGCGTTATATGTCGGAGCAGAAATACCGGCAGAAGCTTGAGCACCTACCATTATGTATAAAGTATCTCCTGCCGTTACTTTTAAATCGCATTCAACCCTTCCGCCTTTACCTGCATTGGTTCCTTGTCCTTTTGCACCTACGCAGTCTATATGAACTCTGCGAACACCTAACGGAACTTCAAACTCTTGCAGTTCACTGCTAGGATTATAGGTAACAGGGTCAAATCCAATACGATATATAAGTTCGCTTCCTTTATATACTTTTTTTACCAATTTACCTTTTGCGTAAATCAGCGGTGTTTGTGTCGAACCTTTATATGCTTGATAGTAGTCAACCATTATGTCACCCCGTTACAAAATAGAAAACATCAGAATCCGGATTTGCCGGAAGTGTTTGAACAACTTGAAATCTATTATTTACATAAGCCGTTGATGCCGCTTTGTTTGAATTGTCGGAATTTGCAAGTGTCGGGATTATAACATTACCTGAAAATACCGGATTAGTTATTGTGCCATCGTTTGCAATACTCAAAAAATGAACCCATTTTGTGGTGTCATTTAATGCAGACGTATTACTATCCGCAACAGAACGGTAGAACTTTAACACTGTGCCATCAAGATTCTTTACAACACTTCCGTTGTAATAAGTTGTATTGGCTTCCCATTCAGGAACACCTTCTTGAAAAATATAAGCAAGCTGTTGTGTAGTTGCCGTATCTACCGCATTCCTGTCTTGTCTGTACGGGGCATAATCGCCTTCAATCGCAGCACTCCACCCAGCTTCAAAGTTAGCATTCATAATATCAGCAGCATCGCTTGCATAAACTGGCGTTCCACTCTTGATCGTACCAAATTCGGTAATTTGGCTTGTTGCCGCCGTTCCTGCAAATATCTTCTGCTTTACTCTCGGTAATTTTGCCATTTATTCCCCCTACAAATATGTTATGTCATAAGTAACACCCAAAGACCTCGGAAACAGCTTTAAGAAATATGCCAAACTCCCCATTTCCGTTGCATTGGCAGAAACCGTTATACTTGCGGTCATATCAAAGTTATCGGTTACTGTGATGTCGTTACCGAATATCTTAAATAAGCCGTCATCAATGTCTTTAAGTGTTGCTTTTGTGTTGTTGTGTAATATTTTAAGCTTTATCATCTTCCGATAAAGACCGTCACTCATGGTATAAATACTCTTCCTTATTGTTTCGTAGTCCTTAAACTTTGCTTCAACCGGACTTCCTATATTAGACATACCTTTTTGTTCCGGATGTGCCATCGGATCTTCTTCATCATCGTATGAATAATAGTTTTCACCATAAACAAAACCATGGGCAATGCGTGATAATCCCACAATCTTTCCGATTAAATCAAGCTGCACCCCTTCTGCCGTGTCCACATCCACAATATTGGGTATATCTGTCAATAACCAATCTCCGGTAAACGTCTTTGCACCCAGACCAATTTCAGCCTGTGCTTTAGGCTTTTCATGGTACTGAACTATCAAAAGATTTTGATAATATGTGCTTAAATCTGCATTCATGAGGCCACCGTAATGTTAATGTTATCAGCAATGAGTGTGAAATATTTGTCTTTTGTGGTCGGTGTAACAGATGATGCGTAAGTCGTTCCGTCATTACTCAAAGTACAAGAAACAACATAAACTGAACTGTCAATGTTGTTAATTGCCACCACAATATCAGATGAGGTTACGCTTTGGTAAATATCAAATTGCAGATTAGCCAGTTGGCTCTTGATGTAATCCTCATCAGGAATCTGCCCAATGCGTGATTTTATTGTTACATTCAAATATAAGCTTTGAGCTTGCGGTCTATCAAAATAAGCCGTAAATACGCTCCCGTTCGGCCTTGTTACCGTTCCGGTGGTATTTCCGACCATGGCACAACCCATTGTTCTGTTTGCATATATAACCTTGGCTATATCGCTATTTAAACCACCTTCAACCACACACCAAATGGCTGAAGTCAATGCCGATTGCGGGATTTCGGTGTTGTCCGGCGTGTTTTCGTACACAACGGCAGTCGTTACTTGATCAACAGCCAACAATTGAGCGGTCAGAGAGTCATTAAAACCTTGTGCCGCTAATGATACGGACTTATTTCTTCTGATATTAAAAGCAGAATCTGTTTCTTGAGCATTACCGGTAATATATTGCTTTTCCGGGTTCATAACGCTCGAAACACCGGCAACTACTGTTACCATCGTAGTTAAGGTATTGGGAGCAACATCCACCGCTCCCAACTCCTGTGCTCTAAATTCGAGTGTATATGTACCGGGTGTTGTGAGTGCAACAGAGTTGACTAAAATGAAATTTGTACCAATACTGTCAACAATTGTATATCCGGTCCCTGTTGCACTATCCTCATCAGCATCCAAACCATCAAGATTAACCGCTTGTGATACCGTCACATTAACGTTTACATAAGTATATTTGGCATTTTTGCGAAAGACATTGTTTATTTTGTAAAGTCTGTCTTGTTGTACACCACGCACCATATCCACATCAAAGCAATTATAAACTTGTTTTGAATATTCCAAAACATCCGCTTTTGCTTGTGCTTCAATGCCAATTCGCTGCCCATCCGGCGTATCTGATGTCACAGTTATATCTTCGCCATAAATTTCTTTATATGCGTTTGTTAATTCTTCGGTTATTTCCGTTATATTCTGAACGTGCAAGCCGGTATTATCAATGTAGTTTTCTGCCATTATTCACCTCTTGCCTTTAGTTTAATTTATTTAAAAGGCGAAAATCAAATCACGACATTTTCTTGATAAGAGCGACTATATATGGTCTGCACATCATATTTTACCCTAAAGCTTCTTGACCTCTCATCAACATCTAAATCAACATTGTTTATACCTACAACATTTTCTGTTGCCAATATGGTCTGTTTTATGCTCATCAATAAAAGTTCTTGTGTTCCATAGCCTAAAAGGTTAAACCAATCAATACCGTCTCCGGCATCAAAAAAACAATCCCCATAAAAAGAAAGAAGCCTTGTTTTGATGTTTTGGCCGACTGCTCTCTCATCAATCTTATAATCTTGTCTGCCAAGTCCGAATGTCCAATCGTGGTTGCTGTCTACTGCTCTTACTCTCATTGTGGTGCTCCTGTATTACCTTGTCCGTTGGCTACACCGCCATGCGTGTGTGAATTACCGCTAATTCCCGTTGCAATAACATCAGTCATACCTGTTATTGTGCCACTGGCGGTTATATCTCCGTTCACAACCACATTACCGGTCAATGTCAACGTATCGCCCGAAATCATAAAATCAAAATTGCCGTTAGTAATTTGTATGGTGTTTTCCGTGATCCTGATTTTTGAACTTTGGTTTTCTAAAACCACCGCTTCATCATCATACTGAAAAACCTTTACTTTACTAAACGGTCTTAAAGTAACAAACCCATCCGAAAAATTATGCATTCTTGTTGAGTTTGGTTCGTATGCTTCGCCTGTTTCAAACCAATTGTCGATATCTCTGTCGTTAAAATGAACCAGACACTCCGAGCCTACAATATTTCCCCACGTCAAGTGTGCATTATCGCTTCCTTCGATTAAAAGGGGTAATTGCTTTAATATTGCAAAAGATTGCGTACCACCCATAGGCTTTGCTTGTAGTTCTAGTAATTGTACATCGCACGTCAATTCATCTTTATTGAAACCTACAATCTTACCAACCCTATGGCAGTTTGTATCGTACTGAATAGACTTCTCTTGTAATCTTGCTAAAATTACATCATCAATTTCACCGGGTAATATTCCATTAAACATAAATCCACTCCCCTACACCAAAGAATAAATCTATTGTTGTTGTTAATGCGCTGTCTTTAGATCCTGATATCATCCCGTTATGAGATACCGCCATTATTTTATAAGCTTGATTAAGCCACGGCACCGTTTTTGAATTAAGAACTGCCATTTGGTTAAGCATCGCTTGCGGTTCAAACAATAATTCTGCCGTAATATAATTGTTTCTTCTTCGTGGACTGCCGAGTAACCCTCTATCACAATCAATCTCTAAAATACCTAAATCTTTAACAACTTCATTTTCGTTTAAGAAATCTATCTTTCCGTTATCAACAGACATAGACATCCAACCGTCTTCTGTCGTGCCTAAATCTCTCATGTTTTCAAGTGGTCTTCCTGTAAGATTTTCACTTCTTTTCGATTGCGTAAATCTTAAATTTTTTGAGATTTTTCCTAACTCAAGTGTCATCAAATCACCGGCTATTCCTCTTATTTTATCCTCTGTCGATGTATCTTTATCAAAAGTGGCAGAAGTTTTACCTAAAAACATATCAAGCAACGTGTCTGTGGAATCAATCACTGTTAAATATTCTGTTGCCCCACCATCTCGCACACTATAACATTCTTGAACTGTGCCACGATAAATAGCAAACAGGTTGTCATCGTATCCGGCATAAATCGTCATTAAAATATATTTTCTTATATCTACATGGTCTTTATAAAGCAAACGTCTTTTTGTTTCCCCTAGTCCATATATGCGAACCATCGCCGTATTTGTACCTGCCGATATACTTCTACCAATAGCAAATTCAGCAGTTAATGGATAGGTCACATAAATTGTTTCTTCAACATTGATTGGTTTTTCTCTGCCATAATCAATGTCGCCGATATCAAACCTTATAGAGTATGTTTTATAAAACTTATCCATAAATGTTTTTCTCCACATAATCCACATCAGCTTTGCTTAATACATAAAGACTTGCCCTGCCGGTTAAAAAATCGTCCACAAACCACGGCTCTGTTCCATCAATCACACTGCAACCGATACCAAAATTATAGAGATTCTTTACTTGCCTTAATATATTCGGGTTATTTGTTACTTGAATACAGTTTGTTTCATAACCGCCATAATTAACGTCCATAAACCAACAGCGATTTGTATCAGAATATTCCATTTTTATATTAACCATAGAGCCGTCATCAAGACGTACTGAAAATCTTTGTTTCGGTTCTGCAGTTATACTTGTAATCTGTTTCATTGCTCCTCCTGTCCAACCCATCCGGATGTCGTTGATACTGCTGTCATAGCTACGTCTTTCACACTGGCAATACCTTTATTGGCATAGTCTTTGGCCATGTCTTTTAATCTTCCCTGTAACGACTTATCACTTCTCTCATTAGATACTACTCTGTTTATTTGTTTAAACGTAATCTCAAAATCGGTATTATCTCTTGTTTCTCCACCCTGCACGGTTTTAAGCGATAAAATCGCCATGTTTGTATAAAATCTGTAAGGTGTTTGGATCGTAAACGTTTGTCTTGACCGCCATAAAGCCTCAAAGAATAAAAACGCTCTGCTTTGTTTATCTGTCGGAATATTTATGTTTCGATAAAGCTTAAAAGCATCCGTTGTAATATCTAGCGTATCGGTAAAAGTTTTATTATCCTTCTTCACATAATCAAATGCTTGTTGTGTAAAATCACTGATAGGAGGCAGATAAGAAGCAATCGTAATTAACTTTTCGGTAACATTCTGTGCCTTTTTTACTGCCTTATCCCATAAACTTTCGGATTTTGGCGGTGTATATACATACTCCCCGACAAGACCTCGCAAGGTTACTTTAACCGGCCTATTGACAATATTATCCTGCACCGGCACATTATCCTCGGTGTAATGGTCGGTAATAGCATTTTCAAGGGTTATTTCTTCATCGTCAGATATGTCAAACTTAAATCCGGCAATTCCTGTTGCACCGGTAAAGCCGACAAAGGCTTTTGACACCTCTTGTGCTACATCAAAAAAGCCTTTAGTCAAATCTTGTGCTGTGTTATTTTCTTCTGCCATTTACGTTCCTATCATAAACCATGTTCATTTTTGTCTTCTGCATATCGTTTTTCGCATCTACCCCATCTTTAACATTTTCAACATAGATGTTTGTCGTGCTATTATCGTTATACATTTGGCTCATCGCCCATGCTGCATTTTCATTTACGGGAGGCTCTATTTCATCATACATTCCATTTATACTGTAATCATCTTCCGATACACTAGATGTTTTAAGAGGTAAAACATTTTTAACCGTACTAGTATCACCTAATGAAACACCTCTTGCGTACTCATACCCTTCTTTTGCATCTTTGAAAGCTTGCTTAAATCCAACCCCACTTTTAAGTTGAGTAAATAAGATTGCGGAAAAAGCCATTGCCCCATTAACAAAAGCACCAACTTTTTGTAACCAATCATACAATGTTGATAATCTATCTTCCCACTCTTTTACTGATTCGGCATTTTCAAGAAAGACACTAGGTAAGCCAACCAAAACTTCTCTAAATGACGTTGCTCGAGTGATTAAATCAGCAAACTTTTCCTCACTTTTTACTAGCCAATCAATAAAATCCTTAAATACTTCTGCTTTACCAATTGATATTTTATTCCACATTGTTTCTGTGGCAATTCCTAAATTATTTAAGGAATACGCAATTTCTCTTTGTCTTTGTAATTCTTCTTCTGATAAAACAGCACTATTATTTTCGTATCTTTGTCTTTCCCTAAAGAAGTTTAACCATGCTCTCGTTTCATCTTCGTTAAAACCATAAGCACGTCTAAATGATTCTCTTAACCTGTTATCGCTAATATTCGCAGTTCTTTGTATCATCAACTGCATCAATTCTAAACTGTTTTGAGCATTTTGAATGTCGGTATTATTAAGACGGAACCAAGACATCTTACGAGTAAAGTCTTCGTTTTCCCCTGCAAGCCATGATAATCTTTCTTCATCAAGCTTTTTTAATTTTTCACCCATCCTATCAAAAGGCGTGCCGACTTCTTTTGCGGCAATCCTTAATCCCTGTAAGGTTTTTGTAGAAACATCCAAAGCTTGTGATAGATTTAAAATATCATTTGCCCAACGTGCTTGATCTCCAAATCCTTTTTCGATTGCAGTATTTACTCTACCGGCTAAATCAGCAATATTTGTCAGCTTAAATGCAAAGCCGGAGAGTGCATTAAATGCACCTCCCGAATTAACCCCTAAATCAATAAAAAGCTCGCCTAGTTTCATTTTCTATTCATCCTTTGTATTGCGTGAGTTTCTGCTTCCATTTCCCGGCAAAAAACCTCGTAATCCAGTATATTTAAAAATGTAACACAATCATAAGATTTTAGCAAATCAACACTGCCATAACCGGCTTTTGATAGCATCGCACTCCAATAATCAAGCAAACTTACTTTTATTGAATGTCTGGGACATATCCTCTCCTCACTCAACCTATGCTTGTCTAGGACTTCGTAAGGAGATTTCCGAAAAAAGGTTTAATATTTTCCCATGCGATTTTTATCATAACCTCATAATAATCACCTCGATAGGCTTCCATATCGAACGTATCAAGGGTAATCTTCATTTGCTTATTTTCGGCCACATATAAGCACTTTTCCGCACAATCCAAAACAACCTTACTTACATCTTCATTAAAAATAATATCAGACAACCCTTTTAAGCAGGCTTCTTGATTGTCAAAAAAGAGTTTTCCAATATTAACCTCTGTATCACGGCTTAATTTTATATTTAATCCGTGCTCACTGAATGTTCTGGCAACGATGTTTGCTAGTCTTAAAGATTTTTCAATATGCGGTAGCCCAAACTTTAATATGTTTCCGCTTTTTAATTCTATGTCTTTCATGTGTTATCCTCGTGTTATTCCTTGTGTTTCAAGCATTACAAGGGTGGTGACACAAGGAAAACACCACCCCTGTAAACTTCATATTAAGCCAATGCTCTCAAGCTATCGCCAAATCTGTAATGATAGCTGGATATACATTGTTCGGTATCACCTTCTACGTTTTCTTTTGTTTCAACGCATTTAACAGGCAAGCCGAATTTTAATGTTGTGACTTCGTTTGTAATTCCGCCATCAACTACAATAACCTTTGTAAATACTGCACTTGACGGGACAAAATCATCGGCTCTGTCTTTCCATTTAATGAGTTGTGAGTTCAAGCGTTTATCATCAGGCGATCCTTTAATCACTCTGACAACCAATTCTGCCTCACGTCCCATTTCGTTATGAGCACCGACTGTGTTTCCGCCTTTACCGGTTTTCATACCATGAAGCTCGTTCGGGTATGTAATAATCGCACAGTCCCCATCGCATAAGTTTGTAAGCAATTCGCCGTCAAACTCTAAAATATCATTACTTGTATATGACTGCATTTATACCTCCTATGCTTCAAATTGAACAATGATTGAACCGCTGTGGAACGCCCCTGCTTCTTTACCGGCAATTTGTACTACCGGAGCCGCACGAGATGCACGAGTTGTTTGTGATTGCTCTCTTACCGGTCTTGAATAAATGTAATAACCGAAATCACTGATATTACGTTCAAAGTCTTCTACATTTCCAAACTTATCATTGCCGTTCCATTTACCCGGAGACAAGAAACCGTTATAAACAGCCAAATCGCAAACCCCACGGATAGCATTCTTTACCGAGTTCATACCTGCTTCCGTCTGCGGAATTTTTGTTGCAGTTCCGGCCAATGTATTAAAGTATTCTACTTTTACTCTTTGCTTAAACCACATACGATTAAAGATCTGGTCAAAGAACATTCCACCGCTTGGTGCGTTAGAAATGACTTTTGGCAATCCTTCAATAGAACAATAGCAATCTGCACCCAATGTTTTTAAGCTTGTATATACACTTTGAGAAATACCGGTATCAACATCAATTCCGGCTAGATCCTTTAAGTTCATTGTCAAGCAAGAGTTCTGTGCTTCAAAATTAACTGCATACGCTCTTGAAATATATGCAGCCGCCGCTTTAACTGCCTTTGCCGAACCCAATGTGTATAAAAAGCACTTTGTGTGAGAATTACCGGCATCAATAATTGTCTTAAATACACCGGCAATAGCATCTGTACTTGTTTGTGGATAAACAAAAATTGTTTCCAAAGCCTGACAAGCAGTTGCTACGGCAGGACCATCTGTGTCATCCAATAACTGTGCAGAAAGAACACCACCAAAATAAACGTCTTTGTTTAGTCTGACAACAGCTTCTGCCATTGTTTCCGGATTTTGTACATCTTGATTATAAGGTGCAATTAAAAGCTGTCCGCCACCGGCCAACAATGACGGAGATTGTGCAAATACAGCCTGTGCACAAGCTGCAGCAGCAGATTCTGTCCCAAAATCGGTAACAACATCTGCATAAGAAACGTAAGGCCTGTAACTTTCCGTAAAAGTAACAACCGGGGTTTCCGTTGTAAACAACATAACGTTGTTCACATTATAAAAACCCAGCGTTCTAGACGGTGTTTGCTCACTTACGTTAATAATGTTTACAATATCAACCATTTTTTTATTTCCTTTCAGTTTAATATTAAACTAACAATAATACTTTTTTCAAATCACGGCTCAAAGCGTGACTGTGTGTCCCCTGTGTTATAATAGTCTATTTCTTTTGTCATCTCTGCCCATGAAATAACATTTATAGCTACATCAAATCGATTAAGCCTTGATGTTTCTTCTAAAAAGCTTGCATCTGTAACGTGTGCAATCTTTGCGATATGGCAAGCATATTGTTCCTGTATCTGTTGTGAATAGGTCGAATTTAAGGCCATAACGGCATTATAAGCAGCAATCCGTGCCGTGTTATCTTTAGAAATTACCGATGCTATTATCTTTTGCCTGTAGTTAAGAGATTGCTTTTCGCTAAACGTTTCGTTTATATCCCCGGTTTTGTTATTGTTTGCAAACGGTATTATCTCATTAATACAAAGAGATATATACAAACCGTTATCTTTTGGTAAAGGTCTGCCGTCATTATAGATAAAAATCCTGTCATCATTAAGATTAAGTTCGTGAGATAAAATGTCGGCAATAATCTTTATCGGCTCTCTAAAATCCATCTTACGCCCCCTCAAATGTTTCACACAGCATATATTCTACATAGCCGTATTCGGTGTAGTCTTTTTTATAAAGCACCTTATATCTGATGTTTTGATAGACAATAATTTCATCTGTTTTAAGCGTTACATCAGGCAAACAGTGCATATCTTGCCAAATCCAACTTTGTGTACCGTATTGTTGTATTTCCAAAGGCTCTGGTTTATATGGCTGTACCACACCTTGTGTGTTAATTCTTGTTTCGGTTAATACCTGCTCATAGTCAACTACCGAGCGAGATAGCTTAACAAAAGTTATCGGCTGAAACCATCCGATTATGGTTTGGCTCATGTTGGGTAAATTAGATTGTGAGAGTTTTCTTTTTCCGGCTCCTGTTATTTTCATTCTCCCTCTCTTTCATATACTGCCGATGTAATAGATGCTCTTAATTGACCTGTATCTATCAATGGCCACCATCTACCGCCCTTCATGGCAACAGTAACCGGTGAAAGTCTTGGCCAACTGCCAAAGCCACCGGATAAAAATGCATCATCTATGATTTTTTCAGCAGCAAAACCCAATGCCTCAAACCACTTTTTCATATTGCCTTTTTTTAAGCATTGCTCATATAAATCAAGGTTGTTCTCTATCCATCCCTCAAGCTTTGTTTCCAAAGGCATCCTCAAAAAAGAACGCTCCGGAACGTGTGCCAATAAGCCTAATTCATGTATTGCACCGATTTCCGCATTTGTTTTGTCTGTTTCGTTGTGGATTTCAGATGCTTTTTCGCCCAATATACCGACACGGGTTACAAAATTACCTTGTAACGCTTTTTTTACTTGGTCATTCCACCCGTCCATATTAAAGCGAACACTACCCAATTGTTGTACCTCCTCTTGATACATAAAAGAAACCACTTGTTCTCGGCACAATATAGGTCAAATATTTCTTGCCATAGCCATTATCAAGATAAAGGGCATAATTCGGGTTTGATACAATACTTTGAGGTAATCCGTAACTTTCCGACACATTTCCCACAGATTTGGATGCCGTAAAGGCTGCATATCCGTTTGAAGATATACCGGCCATTCCGTTCTTAATATCTATCACCAAATAAAAAGCCGTCAGATATAACAAGGCAATTCTTCTGTCAGGACAACCGTCAAACAAATCTTTGTTAAAATTGAGTTCTGCCTCGTCAATGGCTTTTTCGATGTCTTCGTCCTGTATATACTCATCTTCGCTACTGTTGATGAGTTTCCAGCCTGTTGTGTTGTTTAGAGGCAGTAAATTGCTATCAATAAGGGATTGATAAAAGTTTATTCCATCATATACTTCATCGCCCAAAAAATAGGCTTTGCCCTCTATATAATAAGGCAAATAGGGGAAATCCCTTTTAAAATATTGCTTAAAATCATCAACTGTAATCATAGATTCCCCCTATTCTTGGAGTTATTTCTTCTTGCGTGTAGTCTTTTTTTTCAATTCTTCATTTTCGGCTTTGAGTTTAGCAATTTCAGCATCTTTTGCCTCCTCATCAGCCACTTTTACAACTTCGCCACCTTTAAGCCAAATTTCGGCAATAAAATCAGGAATTTCTTTTGTTTCTCGTGGTTCAAGTGTAATGTAAACGTCTTTTTCATTTCCGCTCTCATCAGTTTCTTTGATGATGTGCATATATGTTCTTTTACTTGTGTTAAATAGTTTCATTGTTTTCTCCTTGCGTTAAAAAAATGGGGCGGCGATTAAACCGCCCCTATAGATTAAGCTGTTACATCAATGTAAAGCATTTCTTTCGGTCTGATGCATTGAACACCGGTAAATTGTGCTTCTGCAACAGAAACAAAATCAACACCGTTCATCGGGTACAAAGCATTCGGAGTATATTGTTTCGGAATATAAACCTTAACGCTGTCCGGAACGTTGTGATACAATACCATACGAATACCGGAAGATGTAGATGCTGTTTCATTATACTTGGAGTGTACAATCTTCAAGTTTACGGCACCTGCTTTTCTAAAGGCTTCTTCCAAGATATCACGCTTTGTTTTCAACGGATAACTGTCATTAGACGGGGCACCCAGAGCAACAAAGTCAGAAGTTGCCAACATCAATGTATCAGGCATTGCAGTGTTGTTGTTGTTTGTCAGGTATGCACCCAAAGAACCAACAGCAAATGCACTAAATTCAGTTGCACTCATGTTCTTCAAAGATTTAGCTGCCAAAGATGTGTTGATGGTTACTGTTGGCTGGTTCAACAAACCGAGAACATCACCATCGCCTTTAATACCTTCGAATACGATTTTTTGAATACCGAGGTCATAAACTTTCTTACGAGCCTTTTCGTTTTCTTCAATAAGCGAGAAAGCTTGTGCATTAACTTTACCCATTTCGATAATTTCGTGAGAAACTTCATAATCCATTCTCCAGAAATTATTTTTGAGGGAAATACCGTCAATTTGGATGCTTGATTTTGCATTGATACCAAGACCGGATGACGGTTGAACAAGACCATCCTCAAAAGGTGATCCTACATAAGCAGATGTATATTGGAATACATTTGTAGAGTATGCACCACGACCAACATCGAAAGAAACGAAGTCAGAGAGGTTTTGACCTAACAATTCATAGTATTTTGTTTCAATAACACCGGCAACAATCTCGGTTTGAGTGCTGATAAGCTGTTCAAAACCAAGAGTATCGGTTGCGGCGGCATTAGATAATCTAGATAATTCAAATTTAGCCATTGTTTATTCTCCTTTATTGAACATCATAAGGTGAAACCAAGTTTACGGCTACCAAATCGCCTGCAGCAGCGGCAGAGCTTTCAGCAATACCCAAAATAGGTGTACTGTTAGCGGTTGCGATAGTTCCATTAACGGCAGCAGAAACTTTTGCACCGGCAGTAATAGCAGCAGATGCTTTCATCCATACAATTTCACCAGCTACCCAAGCTTTAATTTGTTCACCACCCTTAAAGCTATTTTTGCGTAAATTACGAGCTGCTACACAATATACAACATCAGAAGTTGCTGTAATCGGCGTAACAATCGGCATTCCGGAAGAAGCAACACCAGCCAATTTAAGAGGAGTTGTCGCACCGAAAGCGGTTGAAACGGTAGAAGCTACTTTAAAAGCACGAGCAGGTTGCGGTGCATAAACACCATCACCGGCTTCTTTACCAATCTCAAATTGATTCAAATCCATTGTTATTTCTCCTTAAAATAAAGATTTACCCAGTTCGATACGATCTTTTTCGTTGACATAAGCCGACTTCAATTCCGTATCGCCTGAATTATGTAAACGCTTTAACTCATCAAATTCTTTTGAGTTCTTTTTGCGATTTTCTTTATCTTCGGCATCAGATTCTTCATCATCACCCTTTTCATCGCTTTCAGCGTTTTTGTTACATTTGTTTTCCTTTTCCTCGTCTTTTTTATCTTCCTCTTTTTCGTCATCATCAGAGTTAGATTTTTCAGCTTCGGAATCAGAATAAGAAAGCTTATCAAGTAAGCTATTAAGTTCTTCATACCAAGCATCTTCTGACTGACCGTCAATTTCGCCTTTGCCCTTAACTGCTTTATTGATATGCTCCAAAAGTTTGTTTTTAAGTGCGTTTTTATCAACACTCTTTTCGTTTTCCATCATATCCGTTTTCTCCTTGTCAGAATTTTGGACTTTTTTACCATTAAACATTTTAAACAGCATACTGTCTTTCCCCTCTTTGGAGTTTAATTTAATAGTGGCGTCTTCATAACGAGGATTCGGAACGATAGCGAGATGTTGATAAACACCATTTACGAGTTCATCGTCATACTCAATATTGTGCCACTCTCCGTTTTCCCCTGTTGATTCAGTCATGTCATAGGTGCAACTGACCGACCAACCGTTTTCAATCTTTTTGATTGCTTCTTTGTTCCAGATAACACCGTCACAATAAAACCAACCATCTCCGGCATCATACCATACCCCATTAACAACACCTACACGCTCTTCATCTACGTTTGCGTTTGTTAAATCCTTGTGTTTGATAATGACAGGACACCCAACAAAAGATTGACTAAACTTGTCCAAGGCCTCTTTGGTAACTTTAAGCACACCAGCTTTGCCATAAGAAACCGCTCCCGGCTCAATAAACCGAGAAACAAAATGTTTGCCTTTACCGACAACATTACTGTCAAAACTAAAATCTGATATACTATTCGTAAGTTCCATTTCTACCTCTTGTTTACATCATAAAATATTTTATTAACCTTTTGCAAATCGCATACTTTCAACCACCGGTATGGCTATACAACGGCAGTTATAAGCCTCTCCCGGTGCCCCTTTTTCACCTGTTCGGGCATCAATAATCGGTGGTTCATCCCAACTGAAAATGCGACCGTTCAAATCCCTGTGTAAATCTCTTTCCTTGCCGTCCAAGATTGTTGACCATATATATTGCGTAACACCGGCTTCCTTAAATCTATTCTTTCGATATTGGGCAACGAGTAGCTTTGTTTCTTGCCGTGCAAGGAATTTTGCCTTGCGTTCAGATACACCTTTATGCTTTTGGATGATTTCTTCTAATGCTTCTGCTCTGTATCCGCCAAGCGTAAGAGGTTGTAAATCCTCTCTTAATGACTGTATTTCTTTTGGCACCCATTTCTTGATGTAATAATTGAGGTTATTCGTATAGTTCTTGGCAATTTCCGACTTTTGGAAGTCTGTCATGTTCGGAGGTATTTCCAATCCGGCCATGGATGTTTTGAACTGTTTATCCAAATCAGCACCGATTTTTATCACTTCCGGCGAAAAATCTACTCTTGAAGTGATAAATTCCTCTGTTTCGGTTAGTCCTCTTAAATACTCGCTGATTTTGGTTAATCTCTCTTGATCAAGAATATTAACCATTGCTGCCGCTTGTAATATAGACAAAGGTATCTTATCAGATTTTAAGTAATAACCTCTTTTTTTCCGTCTATAAACAGCACCAAGTCTTTCTAACTCTAATGCAACTTTATTCGGCAAATTGCGTTTAATCGTAAAAAATCCATCCCTATAACGCAAATATCCCTGTAAGATGTAATAACGTAAATCTACCGCATTCTCTAAACGAATTTTTGTCTTTGGGTGTATAAAGATATTGACATTTAAATCATTTTGTGATATATTATAGTTATAAGCTAAAGAGTTAGCTTTTAATGCCTCGTCCGGTACTATGTCTATCGGTAACGAGGCATTATTTATGAACATATCATAGTATATTCTGCCTTTGCTATCTTTACCAAGAAAAACACCTACTTTATATTTTTCTTCTCCTATTTTAACATCAGCAATAACTGGGATAAAAGAAACAATGTCATCATCTCTTGGATGTTTTAAGGGTTGCTCTTCCCCAATTTCTCCATAACGAATAATGTCACCAATAGCAGGAATAAGTCTTATTTTTGTATCATTAGACTTTCCAGAGATTGTTTCATTCATCCCTTTTCTTGAAAAATTAACAATTCCCAGACCATATCTTTCAATCGGTTTCCCCTGGTAATGCTCTCTGTAATATGTTTTTGCTTTTTTTCTTAACTCGTTCATACTAGAATATTCGCCAAGCTCTTTTCCGGTGATACTTATATCTTTACCGGCAAACCTACCGAGATTATCATGACGGCGACCATTTTTATCTATTTTGTCGTTCTCAAACCTATTTTTCTTAAAAACCTTATCAATAAAGCCAAAAAGTATATCGTCATAATATTCCTTTATTTTGCGATATATGATTTGCTCTTGATATAAGTTTTCTCTAATAGGCTTTAACTTAATCATTAACGTCCTTGTCCTCAATCATTTCAACACGGTTGATGTATTCATCATCACGCTTGCCGTTTAAGGCTTCCGTATCCATAGTCACAATATCTTTGTTCTTCAGATACTCCATAGCCTCACTCGGTAACATCAGTTGTCTGTCAACCATGCCGAAAACGTTGTTGAAAATTTGGTTTTCTTTTTGTTGCTCATCAAGTCCGCTTAATACTCTCAACGGTTTCCATTTAATCGTAAGGTCTGGGAGTTTACGGCCAAACAACTGCATACAACGTAAATCAACCACCCATTTAATCATCTTTAGGCACTGGGGGCGGATTTCGCTTTCTATCATCGCATTGTAATTTTCTAGATCGTCCTCACCACTAGAGAAGCCACTCGAACCCGTCCCCCAAATCTTTGATACCGGCTGTCTTAAATAGGCTGCTACCATAATTCTGATTTCTTTTGATAATTCCGCCATACCGGCAAGAGAGAGTTGTTTTTGCTGATAATCGTCTTGTCCGTCTATAACAAGCATAGATTTATAGTTTTTATTCTTGGATGCTATATCCACACGCTTTTTAACAATCTGTGTACCGTCTTTCATGGTAAGCGTGTTGGCAAGGTCTTTAATCTTTAAGATGTCAATTTTGTTTTCATCCAAGAGTTCAAGCATTACGTTTTGAGATTTAAGGTATTGAATAAGCGGTGGTAAGGTTTGTTCAAAAAAGGATAATCCCCAACCTTGCAATCTCATCCGTACATAATACGGTGCTTGTTTACCAAGTGCTAAACATACTCTTGAACGGTCAATTTTCTTGCCGTGAAAGTCAAAATCGCTATCGCTTGCCCCTGCTTCCGGGTTAAGCATTACACTTTCCCATCTATCAGATGCAATAAACTCTAATCTTGATCCATTTAAACGCTTTTCATTTAAGACTTTATCCGATTTCTGCTCTGTATTGGCTATAAGTAAGCCACCACCAAATAATCTGCCCCATCTTTGAGCTTCTTTTATACGTTCCCAGTCATCATTGTCTTCCATAGCTTGTTTAAGCTGTTCCAATTCATCCGGGTTTAATGTTTCCGAAGTCAGGTCAACCCCACCTCTGAAAGCATCTTCAATCGGCTGGTCAATGGCCGTTTGTAAAAATCCGTATTGTTTATATGCGTAAGATAACGGGTATGGTAATAAAGTCAGCAATCTATACGATATGTTGTAACCTATGCCGACCGGATTAACTAACTGACTTGTAATATCGCCATATTGATTGTATAAATCTAAACCTAAAGCTTCTGTGAGTGAGTTTTGAACAATTTTCTTTGCCATAGTTGCGAACCTCTATAATTATCCTTGTTCGCATTGTAGCAAATTAAGAATGCCATTTGCAAATTACAGCACTTCTAGTATAGAAACTTCGGTTTTAGCTAATAGAACTTGCACTGCATAAGTAAACATATCCACTTGGTCATCGTGTGCGTGGCTATCGTCACGGGTAAAGGCTTCGCACTCGTCCACAAAGTCCTTAACAAAGGTATAGTTGCGGTTTTCCGGTAATTCTACAAGACCGGCTTCAAGATAAGGTAAAGCGTTTTCGGCTCGTGTCAGCTTATCTTTATCGGCCACTAAAGGTATCACCGGTATTCCGCAAGTTTTTAATTCCTGTATAAGTCCGATACCGCTTGCTTTGTCCTCAATGTATAAAGCAGATGCGTATGTTTCCCAATCTATCTGCCACCTGTTCCATAAATCTACCACCTGACGTTTAAGGTCCGGAGCCTCCCACTTACCTCTCACAAGGTCAAGCAAACGCATTTTATGCTCTGCCGTTAATCCCCACACACCAAAAACCGAAAAGTCGTTGTGTTCTTTAACCTTCATTGCCGTATCACCGGTAATGATGATTTTCTTATACTTATAGTCTTGATGGACTGGGTAATACCTAAACCATTCGGATTTAATCACTGCACCGCCCAAAACAATCGGCTCTTGCTGATATTGTGATAAAAACATATAATCGTTAATCTGCAACTCTTTTATACGTTCAGGGCTGTATTGAGATGGAAGTAAACACTTGCCATCTTCAATAAGTGGTCTTTTTAAGGTCGTAAAGCCGTATTTTTCAGCCAACACACCACTTAAATCTTCAAGATGTAATCTTTGCTGAATATTGATAATAGGCACATCAGAGTTGTTTAATCTGGATAATAGCGTTTCTTCAAAGTATCTCACTACTTTGGCTCGCATAACTGCCGAATGTATGTCTGCCGGTTTGTTAGCATCATCCATAAATAACGCACCGGAAAAGCCTTTTGCGTTTCTTTGTCCGGCACCATAACCGGTTATTTGACCACCAATCGCCGAAAAAATGACAGTTCCACCTTGTGCGGTTATAATTCGCCTAGATGAGTATGTATTACGCCCATTTTCTTTTTTTAGTACTTCTGCCCAAAAATCATCAATCGGGGCAACCTCTTCTTCTTCAAGATGAATATTAGAGGGATAAAGGCTTTTATAAATCGGATGTTCAAGTATATTGCAACAAGATGTAGCTATGTCGGTCAATAAGCTTTGAGAGAATGACGTATATATAATGTTAGACTTTGGGTTGATCGTCAATGAGTAGATAAGCATATATTTGGCAATGGTAGTCTTACCACTTCTCGGAGGCACATTTATATTAAGCCGTGTTATATCACCGCTAAAAACCTTTTCCACATACTCAAATAGCTTTTCGTGTATAGGCTCGCAAATAAAAGGGTGTCCTTCTATACTCTGAAACATATAGAGAAACCACCCTTTAAAACCTAACTCTAAAGCAACTTGGCCGATATATTCAGGGGATGCGGTCATGTTATCCCCCGTTTTTAAAGCTTTCGGCAATAACTGTTTTTATATGCTCTAACGCTTGCTTATGGTCATCAGGCGAAACAAATACCTTTTGGATGTCAAGTGTACCTAATATTTCTTTTTTATCGGTCGGCATTTCTTCTATAAGTTTAATAATCAACTCAACCGCCCGAATATCGCCACGAATTGCCTTTTCTATTAAGGAAAGCATCATCTTTTCTTTAACGGTGATTTTGTTTCCCATATCGTCCGTTGTTTCTTTATTAAGGCAACGAATGATTATTTTGGCAGATGTTTCTATTTCTTGCTCTCTTGCTTTATTTTCTGCTCTGGCAATAACAGATTGCTCTTGAGCATATCGGGCAATTTCACTGTTATTTGCAGAGAAAGTAGGTTTTAAATTTTTCCTACTTTCCTCATTATAGTTGCGTTTTTTCTTTTCTGCCATTCCTTGTGTCCTTTATGGTTTATTCGCCTGTATATGTACCTTCAACACCTAGGATGGTAACACCGGACTTAATGTTTTCTGCTACAATATTTTCATCAATAGCAGCTGTAACAGCAGCGACTGTTATCGGTGAGAAACCATCAACGTCACCAGATGCTGTAATTTCTTGCTCTGATGTGGTTGGTGTGATGGATTTTGCTTCTATTTTGGTTGCACCGGATATTTTGCTTGCATACTGGTCGTATGGTGTAGCATCTGTAATATTACCACCTTCGGCATTGATAGCATCTTTAATAGCTGCCAATGAGTTAATCATATAAATTTTCTCTTCTGTTTCTGTCATAGTATTTCCCTTTCAATAAATTAATCTTCTTCTATGCTGCAACGGATATTTTTGTTGTGCTTTAGGCAATAACTGGCTATAATAACACCATCCCCGTTCTTAATTTTCCCACCATTTATAAGTTCTATCATTTTTTGTCTTTTTTCATCACTTTTTACATCATCAAGAGTAATATAAACAAATTCATCATCGTTTCTTATTTTATAAAGCATATCTTTTAATTTGTTTCCTACTTCTGTAAGATTTAATTCTTCTATTTTCTCTTTATAAGTCATAGTTCAAATCCTCTCTATCAAAGTAAATCCAATTATTGTTGTCGTCTTTTATGCCATAGTATCTTGCATAACCATATTTTGTATGAACTTCTTTTACTAGCATTCTTTCGCCATCGGGGAGTTTGTACGAATTAAAAACATTTTCTACCGTGGCGTATTCTTTTTCTGGTAGATGAATTTCTTCAAACCCATATATTATTCTACCTGTTTTTTGATAAGTTGCAATCTCTTTTTCTTTCGGTTCTTCACTTTTTGCCGAACCCCCGACTTTCCCTGTGCGTCCGGCGTGGTTAAAATTTCCGCTGCCATCGCCTCCGTTTTCTAACATGGCGGAGTCATCATTTTTAAGACGTAGCAATTTATATCCGCCGCCAAAATCCTCTATATCAAAGTCCTCAAACTTTTTAATAGAATGTAATTTATGAACAAGTTCATGTTTTTCACTGGTGGATAATTCTCTATCTTTTAATAGAAAACTATCTTTATACCTTTTAGGGTGACTTAAAAAACTCTCTAACATATAATCTTGTGAACCATCATCTTTTACAATATATTTGTTTAAGTCTAGGTTTGTTTGTTCTTTTAACAAATCTATAAAATCCTTTTTTCTATCGGATTTCTTATCCTCTTTTTCTGGCTCTTTTTTCTCGGTTTCCTTTTTCTCTTCCTTTTCCGGTTCCTTTTTATCCTTGCCATATTTGCGTTCTACGGCTTCTTCAGAGGTTTCTCCGTCTTCTACCTTTAATCTGCGGTAATCGTCCGGATTTTCCTTGTTTGGATGCACTGTTATCCATTTTTCGTTATTTAGCTCGCCACCCATTGTTTCTTTTGCGGTAACAAGGTTTTCCCACTCTTCGTCAGAATTGCGGATTTCTTCCGGGGTATAAACCAACTCACGGAATAAAAGGCCGTTATGCCTTTGCAATATATGAGCCACACTGCCTAACAAATCCTCTTCACCTTTTGTGCCTTTGTAGTTTTGTATAGCAATCAAAACCTTAACAATCATCTCACGCAAGGTTTTAAAGTTCATTTGTGTATCATTTACCGGTTTCGGTGTGATTTCGGCCACATGAGATGATATTTTGCTACTATCCGGGGCATCTTCGCTTTCGCCCAAATAAAACGTTTCGATAAAGTCATCCATAACATCAACATCAGCCAACCGCTCTGAAAACAAGTGGTCGCTGTAAAAATTTCTGCCTTTGGCTGTGTAGTGAATGTCATAAGCAAAGTTAGAGATTGCTTGTAAATTGCATAAGAGGTCAAATTTATCCATGGTATTGTACTCCTTTTGCGGTTAGTTTAACCTCTTTTTCTTGCTATTGCAAATTACACATACTTCTGCCATCTTTCCTTTAACTCCTTTAAATACTCATTTTCGGTCTTTCTTGCCACAAACATCAGAAAATCTTTGTAACTCATCTTTTTGCGTTCTCGCAAAAACTCTCGCTGTTCCTTGCAGCAATAATCCCACTGATTGATAATACCGTCATGAATAAGCCTGTGGTGTTCGTAACATAAAGGCATTATGTTTACATAATCATAGCGTAGCATCATATCGCTTCGTCCGATAAGATGGTGTCCGCACTCCGCAGGTCTGCCACATACCCGGCAACGTTGGTTTGTGCAGGCAATCTGCACCAATTTATCAATTTCTTTTTCGATTGCTTTCAAAATAACAACTCCACCGCATCAGATTTAACCCCAAACTCTTTTTCCGCATAATCCCAATCAGAGCGGTCAAACAACTCAATTATCCGAACATCGCCGTTTTCATCAGCAACATCGTTTGTTTCTTCTTTTTCCGCTAATACCATCTGATAAAGCGGGTTTTTCATCAGTTCAATGATAAGTTTGTAAAAAGTCTTATCCTTGGCCTTAACCTCGGCAATATACATTCTCAAGCCATAATTTTTAAGTTCCGGCTTAATGCGTTTGAAATCATCCCATCCGTTAAAAACATAGCTCTTAAACTTCTGTTTATAGCCTAAAACCACGCTTTCCATGTCTTGGTTAGTGATGGCAAATTTCTCTGTGAGTTTCTTAACCACATTGAAATAATACTTCTTGCCTTTTTTATACAAACATAAATACATTCTATCTCTCCATATCGTTATACCTAAATGCAATTCTTAAATTATCTCTTGAAAGTGCTATTTTCTTTATTCTCTCTGATACCTCTAAAAGCGTTTCTACATATAGAAATTCTACATACTCATCTTTTGTTTCCCCTTCTACCGGTTCGGGATATTGTCTTCTCATATCGGCAAAAGCTTGCTTAAAAACGTTTTTCAGTGAATATTGCTGATAACTGTCCAATCCTAGATCCATTTGTTGCTTATTACTAAAATCCTTCAATCTCCCTCTCCTTTATTCCCTAAATTATCCCCCTCAAATATTCAAAAAACTGCTCCCTGTCGTTTGTCTTAAATGTCTTGCCGTCTGTGTGTATAATGTTGTATCTCTTCTCTCCCTTTTTAACGTGGTTTAAGATAAATGCCTTTACACCGCCCAAAGACTGTGCGAACGTTTTTAACCCCTCTTGATACTCCGCTTCGTTGTATGTCGATGCATTGCCCTGCCTGTTCCACCTTATCATCTATCCCACCTCTTATCGTTCCAAATTTGCTTTATCGGTTTTTTAACCTCGTCAATGTCCACTTCTTTGGTGATGACTTGGCTTGTTTTATAATCCGGTATTTTGATAAATGTTTTTGGCTTTTCTTCCGGTAGTGTCGGTGCAAAGGACGGTGTTTCGTGCAAAACTTCCGTGATATACCGGCGTAAATATTCTTCTGCAAGCATCTTGATTGTCTGCGGTGCGTTCATACATCCGTACCGTATGCTTGATTGATCGTGTCCGGTTTTTCTCCCGATGTATGGATAACTTTTTCCTGCTGCCCGATAAAACCACATCACAACCCAACGTTTGGCGGTGTTTTTTCCTCTTCTGCCCGATTGCAACTCTTCCAAGGTCATACCCAATTGATCTAATAACCACTCCCTTGATTTCATCAGTTTAACCCCTTAAAAAAGTTATCGGTAATGGACTTACACCGGCTGTAAAGTTTGTTTCGTTCCTCTTGGGACATCATGGCGATATCGTTTACCGAACAAAAACGGTATTTACGGCCAAGCTTTTCTTCTGACCAATATTCCATGCAACGCTGAAATTCCTCATAAGTCGGATGATATATGTTTTGTACAAATTCCCATTTATCCGCTCTGATAAGCCGTTCTACTTCGAGATAATCCGGAACAAGCCAATGCATATCTCCGTTGGCACAATCAATTTCCATAAACTTGATGCCGAATGTCGGCTCGACTTCTTCACCGGTTGATTTTTCCCTGACAATCTTTTGTGCATCGCTTTCTTCCAAAATGGCCGTAAGCTGTGCAATATTCGGTCTTGTTTTTGATGATTTCTTAACGTAAAAATGATTGATTGCCTTTGATACTTCATACAGAGGATAATCGGCGAATGCTTCTTTCCATGCTTGGATTTTGGTTTCCTTGCCCTTGCAGAGTTCCATAAATTCATCTTCTGAAATATCGCCTTTGTAAAGTTCTTCAATTTGTTTTAGTATTTCAAGTTCTTTGTCTAGCATCTCAATCCCCCTTATAGCCAATCAAGTGAATGTTCTTTTTTCGGTTCATCAAGCCAATCAAGCGGCTTTTTTTCGGTATATTCGTCTTTCCAACACCCTTGATTAAGCCAAGTTGATGGGTGCTTAATAAAACGTTCTTCGGTTTGGGTAGCTTTACAATGCTCGGTATATCGCTTAATTCCTGCCATTAACTCGTCAAATGTGGCTATGTTTCCGGCAAGGATTGTATTAAACTTCCTAAAAGCATCGTCTTTGGATATTTTTCTGGGAACTTCATCCCACCATTTTTCAAACTCTTTCGAAAAAACTTTTTTATTTATTTTTTTCTTTTCTTTCTTCTCTTCTCTTTCTTTATTAGAAGTATTATTTATATTATTATATATACGTGCGCAAGCTAAGTCTTTGTTTTCATTATCAGATTTTGAACAAACTTCTGACAAACTTTGAACAAACTCTTGACTAACTTTTGACGAACTTTTAGCAAACTCAGAACAAAGTCCGAAATAACTTTGAACAAACTTCAGTTCTCTTGAGTTAAAAATCGACTTTAATTTTTTTATATCCGGTACATCAACTTCTAACTGTTGACATAAACATTTATACTTAACGACACACCCAACTTCTGCTGATGTTAAGCCGTTCATAAAAACATCCTTAAATTCTATCTTATACCAATTCATAATACCCCCTCTTTTTTAAGATCTTTAATAATTGCCACAACTTGGCTTTCTTTTGATTGCGGAAGCGTACCGCTTTTAATAAAAGCCGTATTCATAAAGTTAATCAGTGAGTTTCTTTTCGGGTGGTCTTTTGGCAGACTTAACACTATGGTTAGTATGTCCGCCCCTGTAATTCCTTTTTTAGCCATATAATTTCTCCCTCGTATAAAAAAGGCGGGGTAATTTTTATATGAAATGTTTGAGGGAAAATTACCCCATAAATACCATCAAACAAGGCGGGGCATTTATGAGAAAAGCTTATTAGGATGGAGGAAATGCCCCATAAAACCATCAAAATAAGTTGGCGGCTAAAGCGTATGTCTATCAGGTATCCCAGCCGCCGTGAGATTGTTATTTAAAGAAAGTAAGTAATAATACCCCTAATAATACTTCGGCTCTAAGCCTTAACTTCGTAAAAGTCGTTTGGTTGCACTTCGCCGTTTGTATAAGCGACAATGCGTTGCATATTTTCTTTTGATGGCACTCTGTCTGTTTCTGCCCACGTTCTAACCACGCAATGGGTTAAATCTAAATCACGAGCAACATCTGCCACCGTTTTATTATTTTTTTCTAACCATTGTTTAAAAGTCATTTTACACCTCTGAAAAGAGTATTAATACTATTAATATTATTTGTCAATACAAAAAATAATATTGTGGGTAATAAATTTTCAATGCCTATATTTTTTCTTTAAAATTAATACTTTTTGTATTATAGTATAAGCAGTGAGGTATGATATGTCTGAAAACAGTATTAAAGAAATTCGTAAGAGAAAAGGTATTACCCAAGTCCAACTTGCACAGATGTTGGGAGTAACACAAGGTGCTGTTCAAAAATTGGAAACAGGAGAAAACGATCTTACCGGAAAGATGTTAAGAAAGCTTGCATCTGTTTTAAACGTAGAGCCTTGGGAACTTTTGCCAAAAGATATGCAACCAAACATAACATCAGAAGAAATGGAAATATTAAGAGCCGTCAGAAAAGCCAAAGAAGTAACTGCAAAAACGGACAATATACCGTCAACCTCCAAAGCCGGCTAACGAGGTATAAGATGGCTTCAGATAGTGAAATTATCCTTGTAATAATAATTATCGTTGTCGTTGCACTTATAGTTTCAATACGCATACTAAAGTTAATATATAAAGTTTTTATATATCCTATTGTTGAAGATATAAGACAAATAAAAAATGAAATAACAAAGAAGAAAATAGAAGAACGCTATCAAAATATGGAAATTGAACGCCACCAAAAAGATATTGAGCGGCGCAACAAACTTATTCAAAGACATAAATCAACCCTTATAAAAAAATACAAACAACTAACCTATACTGATGACTATGGCCATTTTAGAAACGATAGTTTTCTTAAAGAATTAGATTATTTTATAAAAAATGTTCTGTTTGATAAAGTAATTCCATCAGAAACCGATTATCAATATGAATATAATCGCTTACAGTTAATAATAGAAAATGCAGCAGAAGAAGAACCGGATATAGAAGTCGAAAATCCCTATGATTTTGAAAAGAAGTGTGCCGAAATACTAAATAATAACGGTTGGCAGGCACAAACCACCCAAAAATCAGCAGACCAAGGAATTGATGTTATAGCCACCAAAGACGGAATAACTGTCGCTTTGCAATGTAAATATTATTCCAAGCCAGTCGGAAACAAGGCCGTACAAGAAGCCTATAGCGGTAAAAAATTCTATAATGCGGATTATGCCGGTGTTGTCAGCAACAATACTTTTACCATTTCTGCTCGTCAGTTGGCCAAGAACTGCCATATTTTTTTATTATCCCCCGATGATTTGAAAAATCTAAATAATCTTCTTAAATAACTAATTTTACACCGTTATAACCGCCAAATGGCGGTTTTTTTGTGCCCTGTTGAAAAAAAGATTTTCGTATTTTCAATACGTTATCTCAAAAATCCCCTTGTTGATAAAAAAAATACTAAAAATATTATTTTTTGTGTTGACAAATAATATTTATAGTATTATTCTTTAATCATAAACAACGACTACAGGAGATTTTAAGATGATGACAATGGACGATATCAGAGCAAACGCAATGAAAGCCGTTTCCGTTCGCTCAAAAATTCAATCAGACATTATCCGCACGATAGAGATTAACCAAATGACGAGAGCCGTAAATAACCGCAACAGGGAATTTACTGCCGCCGTTATCGGTTACGCTACCGCAACAATTCTGATGCTTTTTTGCATCATACTTTAACCAACGGGGGCACTCCGATCCACACTGACTTGTTTTTAATCGCCCCCGCCTTTCTAGGAGAAAAGAGATGACTACATTAACACAACAAGACAAAGCCGAACGCTACGACCTTATAATAGGTTATTTCAGAGATAAGCTTATCGATAAAGCCGACAAGCTTGCCGGAGAGTACATCTATCACGATGAGTGGAAAAAACCGGAATATATGGACGCAACAGAACGTGAAGAAGAAGTCTTAAATGATTTTTTTAACAAGCTTGATGACCTCGGTTACGGTGACTTTGCCGACCTTATCGCCCACGAAGCTTTTGGGGAAGATATGCTCCCAAGCAACCAATTTTATGATCACGTTTACGGCAACAGACCAACATTAGGAGATTAGAGATGACAAACTACTTTATACAACTTAACGATATTAATGTAAATGACCATACCGAAAAAAAGAACAATCTTACTTATTTGTCGTGGGCTTGGGCTTGGGGTGAAGTAAAAAAACTCTTTCCAAACGCAAATTATAAAGTTTATGAGCGTGAAGACGGTTGCATATATTGGACAGATGGCAAAACCGCTTGGGTAAAAACAGGTGTTACTATAAACGATATTGAACATATCGAATATTTGCCGATTATGGACTTTCGCAATCAATCAATTCCGTTAGAAAAGATAACATCTTTCGATGTAAATAAGACCATCCAACGCTCTTTAACAAAGGCTTGTGCAAGACATGGTTTAGGACTTTATATCTATGCCGGTGAGGATTTACCGGAAAATGAACCAAAACCCGAAAAATCCGACTTTGCCAAGATGGCAACGGCAGAAAAAACAGCTAATACCAAAGCCGTCAGAAAAGCCATCAAAGAGGGTGAAACCGAACTTCCCAAAAAGGAACGTTCCGAAGATGAATTAAAAGAACGCTTTTCAAGAACAATGCAATTCCTTGTAAATGTCGAAAGTATGGACAAGCTTTCAAATTCACAAATCGACTTCATCAATAACCTTTGCGTAGAACTTTTTGAAGCCGGATTCAAAGAACAACACCAAATGCTATGTGATTTATACAACAAACTCCAACAAGAGCAACTGAACGATAACGCTAATTTATAGAGGTCAATATGGTTAAATTACTTTGTTTATTACTAAAACGCATCACCACAAAAGGCACAATCATATACGAGAAACACGGAAATTTAGAAAAGATAAAATGGTAACATTTATGGGGCGGTAAATGTAGTCATCCTAAATCTTAAATCTCCACCGCCCCACCTTGAAAGGATTGCTATGATAACAGAAATATCGAGAACACACGCATTAGAATTATTTAAGCCTTACCGGGAGATTATCCGCAAGCTTAATAATATGAAGTCAGAATACGTTTGTATCGATGTCTGCTCCAAACAAACCCTAAAATCAAGAGAGCAAAACAATCTGTTTCACAGTTTACTGCAATGCTTTTGGGAAAGCGGATGCTCATCATTCAACGATTATGACGAACTCCGCACCTACTACAAGCGAGTTGCCGGACTTGTTAAACCGGCAGGCAAATACCTCAAAGAGCAATCTTGGGCAGATGCCAACAAACAACAGGCCAAAACAGCTATTGATATGTGCATCAGAGACATGGATATGTCCGGTGTTATCGGCAGCAACCAAGGCCACAAATACGAAGAGATATTAAAAGGGATAAACGAAATATATCAAGACTGGGGGATGAGATGAAACAAACCGAACAGATTTTATTTTGGTGTAAAAACCACAAGGGCATAACATCAGCCGAAGCTTTTTATAATTTAGGCATTGCACACTTGCCACGCAGAATTGCCGATTTGGAAGAATGCGGACACCAAGTCATCAGAACAACCGAACACGGCACCAATGCCCACACCGGAGCACCAACACATTGGACACGCTATTTTGTATCACAAACAGCACTCGAGGGGTTATTATGATTTTGATAAACGACCATTTCCAAAATAAAAAGCAATACAACATACCACCGGCACAACTTGTTATTGCGGATATACCATATAATGTAGGCAAAGATGCATACGGCTCAAACCCCAAATGGTATGTTGACGGAGATAATAAAAACGGAGAAAGCGAACTCGCCGGAAAACAATTTTTTGATACCGATAAAGATTTTAGAATACCGGAATTTTTTGCTTTTTGTGGTAGATTTTTGAAAAAAGAGCCTAAAGAAACAGGACAAGCCCCTTGCTTGATTGTGTTTTGTGCTTTTGAACAACAATGGACTTTGATAAAAGAAGCAGAAAAACACGGTTTTAAAAACTATATACCGCTTACATTTTATAAAAACTATTCACCGCAAGTCTTAAAAGCAAATATGCGAATTGTTGGCAATACAGAATACGCAATCTTATTCTATCGTGATAAATTGCCGAAATTTAACAATAACGGAAGAATGGTTTTTAATACTTTACCAATGGAACGTGATACAGAAACACCACGATTACACCCAACACAAAAACCTCTTCCGCTATTAAAACAACTTATAACCTTGTTTACAGATAAAGGCGATGTTGTTGTTGACCCGTGCGCGGGCAGTGGTTCAACTTTATTAGCTGCTGAAGAATTGGGGCGTAAAGCGTATGGTTTTGAGATAAAAAAAGAGTTTTGCGATATGTTTGAAAAAACAATGACCGCAAATGTAGAACCCGAACTTGGATTGGAGTAAAAATTATGATTAGAGAATTAGTTTTAGTTTATAAGATTTGGAAATGGCACGACAAGACATTTCCGGAAGCAACAGTATTAAACCAAAGAGAAAAGCTTATCGGCGAAATTGCCGAATTTGAAGATGCAAAGGCAAAGTACATTAAGTCGCCATACCCACGCAGACCAAAGTATAAGGTTGCCGTAGATAATGAACTGATAGATGTAATTATTGCCGGTATCAATTGCCTGAAATATCCCGATATTTACGAGCGTGTGGCAGTAAAACACGAAATCAATACTCACAGAACTTGGAAAGGAACGCACCATGTGTCAGATGATTAATCATAGTATGGAAGAAGTATATAAATACGAAGCCGAAACCTTACGCAAGATGGTGTACCAATGTGCAGACCTATTGTATAAGTATGGGCATAAGTTCGATAAGGAAGACCGAGATAAGGCAATCGACCTTGTTTGTTCCGTGGAAGCAAAAAAGGCATCCGATGCCATTATCGAGAATATAAGAAAGGCTGCAGAATGAGAGTTCTCGAATTATTTAGCGGATATGGAAGTCAAGCTTTGGCCTTGGAAAATCTAGGCATAGAGTTTACTTCCGATATATCCGAGATAGATAAATACGCAATTCAAGCCTATAATCAATTACACGGAGAAACACATAATTGGGGAGATATTACCAAGATAGACGAAACCAAGCTACCTTATTATGACCTCATTACCTATTCTTCACCTTGCCAAGATTTTAGCGTTGCAGGACTAGGAAAAGGCGGCGATATGGGCAGTGGCACACGTTCTTCCCTATTATGGGAGTGTGAACGAATAATCCGTGCTGTAAAGCCGAAATATCTCTTAATGGAGAACGTTAAAAACCTTGTCGGCGAAAAGCATAAACATAACTTTATTCGTTGGTTGCACGTTTTAGAGATGATGGGTTATCAAAATTATTATAAGGTATTAAATGCAAAAGATTATGGTGTGCCACAAAATCGTGAACGTGTGTTTGTCGTATCTATATTAGGTTGCCAACAATATCTTTTTCCTAATCCGATAAAGTTAGAGAAACGCTTAAAAGATGTGCTTGAGAGTGATGTTGATGAGAAGTATTATTTGAGCCAAAAACTAATTGATGGATTTTTATATAAACAAGCAAGAGGAGATACTTTTGCAACTAGGGGGATAAATATAAGAGAAAAAGACGGATATGCCAGTACATTAACGGCAAGAATGTGGAAAATGGGCATAACAGATAATTATATCCAAGAGCCTTTGCTTATCCGAGAGGCAACACAAAAGGGATATGTCGAAGCCTATGATGGTGATGGCGTAACACTTGACGAGCCGAACTCACAAACTCGGAGAGGTAGAGTCGGCAAACAGGTATCAAACACATTGACCACATCTTGCAATATTGGTGTTGTTCAACTTGGTAATATAGTAGAAACCGACAGCTTTGGCGGTAATCCTGAACGTGGTAGAGTATATGATGATAAAGGAATTAGTCCTTGCTTATCAACAATGCAAGGTGGTGGATTAGAGCCTAAAATTATGTGTTACGATATAAAACAAATGGTAGCTGTCCGAAAAAACACTATAGATACAAGAGAATTTGTCGAAGAATTAAGAAAACACAGAAAATATTCCAACCAATACATTGCCGAGAAAGTAGGTATCCCTATAACAACGGTTGAGCATTGGTTTAGAACAGACAAAAGTCAAAGTATCCCTAGTCCAAAACAATGGTATAAGCTAAAAGAACTGTTAGAACTAGACGATAAATATGATGCGTTTGTTACCGAGTTCGAAGAAAGAGAGGGAACATTTGAAAAGGCTAACCGCTGTTATGAAACAGAGGGTATAGCTCCGACAATGACCGCAGCATCAAGCGATGAGAAGATAATCCATCAATATCGCATCCGCAAACTTACACCAAGAGAGTGTTGGCGATTGATGGGTGTTAAAGATGAACAGTTTAACAAATTGCACGATATATCTAATACGCAACTCTACAAGCTAGCCGGAAACAGTATCGTGGTAGATGTGCTAATGGGAATATTTAAGAACTTACTTCTCTCTGATGAGGGAACTAAAGGACAATTAAATTTATTATAGGAGAAAAGCTATGAGTAAAGATACACCAGAAGTCGGAGATGTGTGGATAAATAAAACAACAGGTGATAGGGTTCAGGTTAAATTGAGTCTTACTACAATTATATATGCTTGGCACGAAGTTGGAGAAACCATCTATACATATGATTTTGATAGAGATATGTTTTTAAGAGCATTTACCTATCTCGGCAAATCCAAAGCAAACATAGATGATTTATTTAAGACGGAGAATGAAGAATGAGTATATGGACACATATTACAGGCTGTATTAGAATAGATGATATAAAAATGATGTTTCAGCCAAACAACAAAACCGATTTTTCTAAAATATTTGTTAGAAACACTTGGTATCACCCAAACAGCAAAGGTAATTTACCAACTGGTTCAGAGGGTAGTATTGATGTAGAATTTATTGACAGAAATGATGATGAATCTTCTTATATGAGAACGGTAACTTTTTTCGGAGATTTAAGAGATTTTGGTAAAGAAAATTGTAAAAAGGTTATTGATTGGTGGCGTCATATTCCCGAAAGTTTAGGAAAAAGCTGTATAATTAGACAAGCTGTTTTACAAATATCCCCTGAAGATGGACAAATGATTGTTTTAACTGAAAAAGATATGAATATTACAGACGGAGAATGAGTGATGACTATAAAAGTAGGACAGGTTTATAAAAAAGATGATAGCATAATGGTAATAACACAAATTAACAAACATTTCGACAGCCTACGATACGATTATATTTATAATGACGGTATGGTGTGCAATTATATGCGAGAAGATGATGTCTTATCGCCTGACACAGAGCTTATCGCAGAATATCCAACTTGGCAAGAAGCTGTAAACAGTAAAGAATTTAAGGGAGAATGAAGAATGATTAACATACAAGACATTATACCATTTATGAAAGATGGCTGGGTAGCTATGGATAAAAATGGTGATTGGCATTGGTTTATTCGCAAGCCTTATATATCAGCTCAAAAAGGGACTATTGTTTGGTCTATGCGAAAGTCATCGCCGTATAATGTTAAAAGTTTGATGTTTATGGAAGTCGCTCCTGTTGATGACTGGACTAAATCTTTAATAAAGGTAGGTGGAAAATGAAAATTAGAAAGTGCTGTGAAAATTGTAAACATTATGAGTGTTGGGATGAAGAAGATGGTGATTACGGTTGCGAATTGGCTTTTGAAAAAAAAGATATTGCAGATTATTGGAATAGCTATGAAAAAAATGACTGTAAACATTATGAAACAAATATGGATAAATTAGCAGAAGTTTATGTGATTGACGAGGAGTTAAAAGATGACTAACTTAACCGAGCAATTAAAGAAAGGCAAACTTAAATTAGGGGAACATTATTATTACACAACAATATTTTCTCCAACTGTTCATATTCAAAATTTTACCAGAGATGTAATAAGTTTTCAAGATTTCAAAGAAACTGTCGCCGAAGTCCTCGCACCAGTGCCTAGTTATGAGGAATATCAATCACTTTTATCCGACCAATTAGCAAAGAACGAGGGTGTTGAGATTAACAACGAACTTGAAGAACGCTTAAAAAAGACACAAAAGCTAGAATTGGATTTAAGGAGAGAAAATCGAAACCTTAAAAAATGGTGTGAAGAATTTAATGCCCTAGATGTAGCAAAGGAAAACGCACATTTAAAGGAACTGCTTAAAGAGTGCCAAAACAAATTGGTATGCTATAAGCCGTACGATAAAGCCCAGTTGTTAAAAAAGATAGACCAAGTGTTAGGAGAAAATACAGATGAGATTTGAACAAGCACTACAAGCTATGAGAGAGGGTAAAAAGGTTAAACTCGCAGATTATAATACCCGTTATTGTATAGTGTATGGAAGTATATGGGAAGAATCTATAAATCCATCAGGAAACGTTTATTACGCTGGTGGAATTGCAAATTTAAGCTGCTATAAGATTCTAGCAGAAGATTGGGAGATAGTAGAAGATGAGTGCGTATGATTATATGGACAAAGACGTTCTTATATACACTCTTTATGAACGGGATAGAGAGATTGAACGCTTGAAAGAAGATTTAAGACGAGAGATAAGAAAACAAGATGATTTAAAAGAGGAAATAACGAGATTAAAACCTTATGAACAGCGAGCAAAAATATCTTATGACAACTGGGTAACAAATGAAGAAAGGGATGTTTATGAGTAAAGAGAGAATAACCTGCCGGACACATTGTATCTATTGGAACAGAGATGA